GGCCTGTATGTTATACGGGCCCGCGGGAATGTGGGATCTGGTCGTCAAAGAACAGACCGCGGCCCGCGTAAGAAGGCAAAAAGCAATCGAAGCAGAATCAGAAGCCCGGGACAAACTGTTCTGGCGAATTTCTCTGACGTTAGGGATCTTCGGGTTTCTTAGCGGCCTATCACTTATGATTTGGGGGGCTTCTTTCCTTGCTGTAAATTAGGGGCTAACTATGAAAAAATCACCTGCCTTGTTTTATTTGTGCTATTCTTCTCAACCGCCCTTGGTTTAGAGGACACGCATCATGTGGGTAGCTGTAATACTGTTATGCGCGAATACGTTAGCTACGAGCTGCGAGATGCGAGCTAATACTAATGAGTTCTTTTTCAGCAAAGCATTATGTGAAGCCAACGCATTTAACTACGGCAGGATTCTGAAAAATAAAGGGTACAGCGTTGTGCCTGTTTGTTTCAAGGTTGGGAAAGACGCATGACAAAACAACTACAGCAGGACTCAAAATTTGATCAGTTTGACACTGATGGCGACGGCGTCGTTTCAGATGAGGAACTTGCACGCTCTGAAAGAATGATCCAGATAGAAAATAACGATAAGATGCAAGACCAACAGCGCCTAATGGCGTGGGTCGCCATGCTATCCACAATCATAGCAGTGTTTGCACTTTTGTCGCCGTTTATTGCTATTGAACGTATGAATGCCGCTTCGGGCTTCTTAAATACATTCCTTGTCGCACAAACAGGAATTGTGGTAGGCTTCATGGGCGCGACGGCTTGGGCCAAGCGTAAAGAAGCAGAATAATGATCTGCACTCTGGTTGCGGTGTACGCTATGATGACATGGCCTACGACACTGTGGACGGTGTGCAGGTATGATTGCAAACGCGGGCTGGCTGTTCCTTATGGGCAGGCGTGCCCCATAGAATGGACATTTAAATAGGTATAATCCAATGATCGCACTTCTAGGAAGTCTATTGGGATTCAGCACCTCGTTCTTGCCACAAGTTCTAGGGCTCTTCCAAGCAAAACAAGAACACAAAAACAAAATCGAGCTGATGACCTTGCAAGCAAAGATGGCTTCGCAGGGCATTGACCTACAAATCAAGGTTTTGGACAAGCAAGCCGAAATCGAAGAAACAAAGGCGTTGTACAATTATGCTAATCCTTCTAGCGGATTTTCAGCAGGGCTATCCGCTTCTGTTCGCCCTGTTATCACCTATATGTTTTTTGCTTTATTCATGGCCACTAAGATCGTAGTCATGCTGAAAGTCTTAGAGCAGGGGGGTAACTGGCAAGAAGGTGTTACGCTAATGTTCGACCAAGAAACGCAGGGTTTATTTGCTGCCGTGGTATCCTTTTGGTTTGGCCAGCGCAGCGTATCTAAGTTTATGGGGAAAAGATGAAAAAGAACTTTGATCATTGTCTAGACATGCTACTTGAACACGAGGGTGGTTTTGTCAATCATCCAAAAGATCCTGGTGGCATGACCAATCTCGGAGTTACTCGGGCAACATATGAGCAGTTCTTAGGTCGCGCCGTTACCGAAGCAGAGATGCGGGCACTGACACCAAAAGATGTAGGCCCTCTATACAAGACGGAATACTGGGACAAAGCCCGTTGCGATGATCTTCCTTCTGGGTTAGATTGGGCAGTATTCGATTGGGGCGTAAACTCTGGGATGGGCCGCCCTGCTAAAGCACTTCAAAGGATTGTAGGAGTAAACCCAGATGGCGCTATCGGACCTAAAACAGTTAAGGCAATCTTTGACTTTGACGCTAAAGACATGGTTGAAAAACTGTATGACGCGCGTCAAAGGTTTTATGAGTCGCTTAAAACTTTCGAGACCTTTGGGCGAGGCTGGTCTCGTAGAAATGATGAAACGCTTAAACAAGCGCAAGAATTAATTGAGAACAGGGGATAACTAATATGCCTACAATAATGATCAGCATTATGCCAGATGGCGGGATTCCAGTCGATAAGATGGAAGAAGACGATGAAGGCAACAACTGCCCCCTGCCAACTCAGGATGAAGAGTTAAATGACAAGAACCGCCAAGTCTGCATCGACGACGCTAACTACGGAGAAGGTGACCCCAAAACCAACTGTGGGAATTGTGGTGCTTATAATCAAACGGACGAAATGATGGACTGCATGGACGATGATTCCGGTGATATTGGGTATTGTCAGAAGTGGAAATTCATGTGCCAATCAGACAACGTTTGCGATTCATGGGTCAAAGGTGGTCCAATTACATCTGAAAAGCAATCAAACTACAAAGAATACCTGTAATGGATGTTGTCGACTTTGCAAAACACATGTATAAGTTGTTGCGTGAGCGGGAGAACGATATTGCTTTCGCTCTAGCCAACGATGCTGCCAAAGACTGGGAGCATTACAAAATGATGGTGGGTGAGATACGGGGCCTCTCATACGCTAAAGAAGAAATGAAGGCCCTGCTGGAGAACAACGCAGACGATGTCGAAGACCTTATTTCTTCCTGATCATGTCGCGCAAAAAGTAAATAAGCAACGAGCCGCCGCAAAGGGCGAATCGTCTCCTATTGAAAGCGCCTATATTGACGCAACGCAAAGGGTATTAGACCCTTCCCTTCTAGAAAAAACATTGCTTGAGCGTCTTCCGCAGCCTACGGGCTGGCGGATTTTGGTCATGCCATATCAAGGAAAAGCCCAAACCCAAGGTGGCTTGTATATCCCAGACGAGATTCGTGACCGTGAAAAGGTGGCGACGACTGTCTGTTATGTTATGAAACTTGGACCACTAGCTTATGCGGATGCGGACAAGTTTGGTCCAAATGCAGAACCGTGGTGCAAGGTAGGACAGTGGGTATGCATAGGCCGTTATTCCGGTTCTAGATTTAAAATTGAAGACGGTGAAGTTCGCATCATTAATGATGACGAAGTTATCGCAACGATTCTAGATCCAGATGATATCCACCAAGTTTAGGAGATTCCAATGCCAGAAGATATTGAAGACGAATCCGTAGTAGTCGAAGTAGAAACTACGGGAGAAGAAGAACAGGATACTCGCGCACAGGTTTCATCAAACGATGATGGTGACGAGCTTGATTCTTATAGTAAGAATGTCCAGACCCGCATTAAGAAGCTTACGGAGAAATACCGTAACGAAGAGCGTGTTCGCACAGAAGCCGAGCGCCTTTATCAACAGGTTTTGGCGGAGAACCAGCAACTAAAAGGCCGCGTTCAGAATTTGGATAAGGGCTACCTCAATGAATTTGGGGGTAGGCTGGAAGGACAGATTGAATCTGCAAAACGTTTGTATCGTGAAGCCCACGATTCAGGTGATGTGGATGCAATGTTGGCTGCTCAAGATCAGCTTAACCGCATGGGTATTGAGCAAGAGCGCCTTCGCATTGCAAAGCAGCGTGCGGAAGTCCAACAACCAGAGCGTCAACAATATGTGACGCAGCAGCAAACACAACAGGCTGCCCCTCAAGCTAAACCAGACCCGAAAGCCCAGTCATGGGCTGAAAAGAACGAATGGTTTGGCACTGATGAGGTCATGACCTATGCCGCATTTGGTATTCACCGCAAGTTGGTCGAGGAAGAAGGATTTGACCCGCAGAGCGAAGAGTACTATAGTGAGGTTAATCGGCGTATGCGAACGGAGTTTCCGCATCGTTTCGCTGGTAAAAAATCGGGTGGAACGCAGGTCGCCTCTGCTGTTTCTTCAGCATCCCGCAGCACTGCAAAACAGGGGCGCAGGTCGGTCAAACTTTCGCCGTCTCAAATAGCGATAGCCAAAAGACTTGGTGTGCCGCTTGAAGAATACGCTAAGTATGTAAAGGATTGAAACGATGACCGATAGAACAACTCGCGCAAGCGAAACACGCGAAACACAAACGCGCCGTAAACCATGGGCACCGCCCAGCCGCCTTGAATCGCCAGAGCCTCCTGTAGGTTTTGTGCACCGTTGGATTCGAATCGCAATGCGTGGCGAGGAGGACAAGATGAATGTCCACTCCAAACTTCGTGAAGGATGGGAACCTGTCCGCGCCGATGAATATCCAAAATTCCAAGCGCCAACTATCGACGAAGGTCGTTATGCTGGTATTATTGGAAATGGTGGCTTGATGCTGTGTCGAATCCCTGTAGAGACCGCCCACGAAAGAGCCGCGTATTACGGGACCCGCACCCGCGAACAAATGGTTGCAGTCGATCAGGACTTAATGAAGGATCAACATCCTTCCATGCCGATATCTAAAAGTCGGCAAAGTCGTGTAACCTTCGGAGGTCGCAGTGGCGGCTCCGAGTAACCTTTGAGGTGCTATAATGGCAAATACTAATGGTGCATTCGGTTTGCGCCCCATCGGAAAGATGGGCCAATCCGTAAACAGCACCGGTGTAAGCGAATATCGCATTGCTTCCGGTAACACCAACGTGATCTATCAGGGCACTCCTGTTATCCCTCTCGCAGCCGGTGTGGTTGACGTAGTGGGTGCAGCAGCGGGCGGCACTGTTGGTTTGCTTGGCGTTTTCTGGGGCTGCGAATATGTTTCGTCTGTCACCGGTAAAAAGTCATGGTCAAACTACTGGCCTGGTTCAGGTGCGAACTCTAACTTCCCAGTTACAGCATTCGTATACGATGACCCAGCACAGTTGTTTATCATTGCTACGTCGAATCTAAATACTTCTTGGGACACTGAAGCAGAGCTTCGCGCTGGTACGTTTGCAAACGCAAACTTTGCCACTGCAGCTTCTGGTTCAACAATCTCAGGATTGTCTTCGGCAACGCTTGATGTGCAAACCATCGCAACTACCGCCGCTTTACAGTTACGCATTATGGGCATCCAAAATGATGTTGATAATTCGGACTTCTCAGTCGCTGGTATCCCTGTAATCGTTCGATTGAATAACCACTACAATTCACCTAATGGTGCTATTGTTGCGGGTACTCCGTCGACCACTGGCGTTTAAGGAGGCTGAAAGATGGCTATTTCTCGCGCACAACTAGCGAAAGAGCTGGAACCAGGCCTTAACGCCCTGTTCGGCATGGAGTACGGTCGCTACGAGAACCAACACTCCGAAATCTTTACTACCGAATCTTCGGATCGGGCATTTGAGGAGGAAGTTATGCTGTCCGGGTTTGGGGCAGCACCAACTAAATCTGAAGGTTCCGCCATCAATTTTGATGACGCGAACGAAGCCTACACCGCTCGGTACAACCACGAAACCATCGCGCTTGCTTTCTCGATCACAGAAGAAGCAATCGAGGACAACTTGTACGACCGCCTCGGCAGCCGTTACACACGCGCCCTTGCCCGCTCGATGGCTCACACCAAGCAGGTTAAAGCTGCTGCCGTTCTGAACAACGCGTTCACCGGTGGTGCTTCTGCTGGCGGCGACGGTAAAGCACTTTGTGCAACCGATCACCCGCTAACAAACGGTGGGACATTCGCCAACACCCCTGCGACTGCTGCTGATTTGAACGAAACTTCTTTGGAAGACGCTCTAATCAACATCGCTGGTTTTGTTGACGAGCGTGGTTTGAAGATCGCTCTACGCGGCACGAAGCTAATCATCCCTCGCCAACTGCAATTCGTTGCAGAGCGTCTGATGGTGTCGAACCTTCGTGTAGGTACTGCTGACAACGACGTCAACGCAATGCGTTCGATGGGTATGTTGCCAGAAGGCTACGCCGTGAACGACTTCTTGACAGACCCCGATGCGTTCTTCGTATTGACCGATGCCCCTCGTGGCTTCGTTCACTTCGAGCGTTCGGCTCTGTCGACCAACATGGAAGCTGACTTTGACACTGGCAACATGCGCTTCAAAGCTCGTGAGCGCTATTCGTTCGGTTTCAGCGATCCACGCGCAGTATATGCTTCGGCAGGCGCATAATTTAGCTGGTTCAGCTAACTCGGGAGGGGCGGGGAAACTCGCCCCTTTCTTTTTATTTATAGGTCGTGTATTGTAAACGCATCCCTGACAGCCGCATGGTGTGGCTGACACTTACCCCGACAGGAGTCTCTCATGGGTACTACAACTTTTTCTGGGCCATTAAAGGCCGGTACTATTAAAGATACA